CGCCCCGCCAAAGGCCAGCCCGGCAGCTGCCGTCAGACACCCGCTGCCGCCCACCGCCAGCACGTCGTCCAGATACAGCCACAGCAGCACCTTCCAGCGGGGCTTTTTTCTCTCGTTCATAGGCTCCAGTCCTCCCCCAGTGTGGTCTTGTCAAAGGTCTCTTGCGCCGCCATGATGGTGGCCGTGGCCAGGGCGATGACCCAGGCCACCGTAATGTCGATGCGGCCCATAGACCGGTTTTTCATCAGCTTCATGTTTTCGTTGGCGTCTACATAACAGCGGGCGTTCCCAAAGCACCACCGGGCGCAGGTGTTGTGGACGTGGAGCATCTTGCGGCTGCGGATCAGCCGCTCCAGGTCCTTAGTGGGCGGGCTCATGTGCAGCATGCCCTGGGGGATGTCGATGCAGGCGATCTCCGGCTTTGGCTCCCCCGCGTCGTTATAGGGGGCCGTCAGCCGGGACACCAGCGTCCGGCTCAGCGCCGGGTCCAGGCCCAGGCATTGCAGGTCAAAGTCCTCCGCCGCCTCGTAAATGGCCCGCTCCACCGCGCTGTAGTCGATCAGGTCCCCGGGGCACAGGTGGAGAAAGCCCGCCCGTTCCCAATCCCGATAGGGCACGTGGTCCCGGCGCTCCGCCTCCACCACGCCGTCCAATGGCCGCCACGCCCGGGGCAGCATCACCCAGCTGTCCAGCCCCTCCTGGGGCGGGAACAGCAGCACAAAGGCGGTCAGGTCGGTGGTGGCCGACAGGTCCAGCCCGCCGTAGCACCGCTTTCCCGCCAGGTGCTCCCGCACCCACTCCTCCCGCTCCGCCTTGGCGGAGGGGCCGATCTGGGTCTTGTCATAGATGGTCAGGGGTATCCAGCCCACGTCTTTCGTTGCCACCCACTGGTTCAGGCGCAGCCACCGGAAGGAGCGCTCCGACCCCTCGCTCAGCTTGGCCGCCTGGGCCTCCGCCCGGAATTTCCGGGGCTGGTGGATCACGCCATAGTTGGGGTTGCACCGCTTCCACAGCTCCTCGTCATAGATATCAAGGGCGGCGATCCTGTCCGGGTCGTCCCCGGTCAGGGCGGAAATGCCGTACATGATGGGCAGCCATTCCGTGTCGTCCTCGTCCATCTGCCGCTCCGGCTCCCCCCGCCGCCAGGCCAGCACCCGGCGGCATTTTTCATGCACCTCCCAGCCGATGGACCGCCGGTCCGGGTCGTCTCCCGCCGTGGTCAGCACCAAAACGGTCTGCTGCAGTCGGGCCGCGTCCGAGCCCTGGGTCAGCACCTCCCACCGGGCCCTGCCGCCCCGGCCCTTCCAGGCGTGGAGCTCGTCGCACAGGATAGCCGAAAAGGACGGCCCGTGCTTGTTTTCCACGTCGTTGGAATAGACCTTCATCAGGCCGCCGAACCGGGTGCGAATTTCCCGCACGCTGTCCCGGCAATAGACCATGGGCTTGTGGGGCGGCTGGCCCATGGCCGTGTGCTCCACCATGTATTTGGCCGCCTTGTACAGGGTCTCGGCATTCTCCCGGTCCACGGCGAAAATGCCCACGTTGGGAATGGCCTCCCCGTCCGCCAGCAGGTGGTATAGCCCCAGCCCCGCCGCCAGCTCGGTCTTGCCGTTCTTTTTGGGAATCTCGTTGTACAGAAAGCGCCGGTATCGCACCCAGTTCCCCTCGTCGTCCAGCACCTGCACGCCGTAGAAGGTCCGTATCATGTCCACCTGCCAGGGCTGCAGCACAAAGGGCTTGCCCGCCCAGCGGTTCTGGGCGAATACCAGCAGTTTGAAAAAGTCCAGCACCCGGTCTGCCGCCTCCCGGGAGTAGCGCAGCGTCACCCCCTGCTCCGGGGCCGGCACGGCGACCCCCGGTGCCAGCTTCAGCACGTCAGGCACGTCAGCTCGCCCCTCCCTGGATCAGCTGCAAAAACGGGTTCTCCGGCTCCTCCTGCTCCCCCGCTCCCGGCACCACCAGGCGGCACCGGCTGGTAACGGTCAGACCCATGTCGTTGGCGCAGGCCCGGGCCTGCTTGAAATACCGGTCCTGAATGCGGCTCCAGCCGTCGGCCTTCTCCTGGTCGCCCTGTTCCAGGGCCTCCCCCGCCGCCTTGCTGGCCAGCTCCCACTGGTGCTGGGCCACCACATAGCGGCCCAGGGTGTCCCGGTCCAGCTCAGTGAAGAGCTTGGCCTCAATCAGCTGCCTGCCCAGGGCCCGAAAGGACTTCTTCAGCTCCTTCGGCTCCTCCGGCAGCCAGCTGGGGGGCCTGGCCGTCTTGGCCGTGGACAGATTCACCTCCCCGGCCCGCCGCTGGGCCTCCTCCGCCCGGCTCAGGTGCTTTCGCCCGTTGGCTTTTATCACATCCGTGGGCTGTCTCTTCCCCGGCATCTCCGTCTCCTCCTTCCCCCACTCCCCATGGGGACTTTTTCCCCCACAAAGGGGTGCCTGCGGTATTCTGCGCCCCGGCCCAAACTTTCTTGACCGGGGGGCGTCCGCAAGGAACCGCCCCCGGGCGTGGGGCAGGCGCGGGCGCATCCAAGCGTCCGGCCCGTTCATCCTCTGTCCCGCCGTTTAAAACGCGGCGGTTTTGTGCATCTCTTTCGCCGTTTTGCGGCTGTGGCAGGAGTGGCACAGGCTCTGCAAATTATTCCGGTCCGTGAACACGTCCCAGTCCCCCTTGTGGTCCCGGATGTGGTCCACGTCTGTGGCCCGGACCCGCAGTCCTCTGGCGGCACAGGCCCGGCAGAAGGGCTCCTTCAACAGCTGCTCTGTGCGCAGCTCACCCCACGTCTCCGTGCCGTACATCCAGCGCCAGGACGCCGCCCGGGCGCTGCGCTCAGTTCTCTTTGGCTGGTGGGCCGGGCAGAAGCCCCCGGGGACCAGGATGTGGCACCCGGGAGCCCTGCACGGTCTCAGTGGCCGTCTGCCCATGGGCTATCACCTCCGCAGGCAAAACAAAAAGAGCCCGAACCAACACGCTCCGCGTTCTGCGGAACATGCGGCTCAGGCTCAATGGCTCAGGCTCAAATCGATGTTCAAATATTGCTCCCGCTTGCATCGCCTGCAATACGGGAACCCCCGCACACATCCGTCGGGGGGAAGGCGGATCAGCCGCATCATTCGGCACTGTGGACACAGCACCCAAACGTCTGTTCCGTCTTTCACCAACAGTTTACCATAGTCTTCCCTGGAGCGCAACACTTTTCTCCCCCTTTTCCCCGGAAACGCAAGTTAATATACTTACCCCCGAGACTGAAAAATCAAAAAAGGCTATTCTCTTTTCCGTCGCCGCCTGGCCCTGGGCCGGTGCTCCGTGTCAGATTTTGGCAGCATGTACTTGATCCAGGCGAATTCCCCATAGCCGTTTCGCACCGGGCCCTCATTGGCCAGCACCTCCGCCTCCGGCGGGGCGGTCAGTGTCACACAGTCGGGCACCCGCTCGGTCTGGGGCTCCGGCCGGTCCAACCCTAAGGAGGGCGTCCAGGTCCGCTCCCCCACCTGGGGGTGGCCCCACTCCCGGGGCTCCTTGGTCAGATAGGCCGCCAGGTCCTCATAGGTGTGGCCCCGGTCAAATTTCAGCCGGGTCATCTCCACGTTGCTGCCATAGATCCACAGGCGGCGGACCTCCTCCAGGTCCTCCCCCGTCCCGTTCAGGACCAGGTGGTGGTGGAGACGGCCCCCGGGACAGCCGCCCTCCGTCACATAAATGTATTTGGTGGGCTGGCCCCTGGCCCTCCGGGCTGCCCGCAGCTTCGCCAGGAAGGAGCGTATCTTCCGCACAGCCATGTCCCGGCTCTCGGGCAGCCGCCCGTCCTCATAGGTCAGCGTGACGAATAGGTCCCCGTCGTCAAAGTTGGCCGCCAGCACCCGCTCCAGCTTGGCGAAGGAGGTCCTGGCGTTCAGCCGCTCCCGGGCCGCGCTGGATGCCTTTCGCTTCTGCGCCCTAGCCCGGGGCCCGTCCCCGGCGGCGGGCGGGGTGTACACCACCGCATACACCATCCGCCCGCAGCGCACCTGTTTGAGTATTTTGCTCACGACTGATATCCTCCTCCGTTTCTGGCCTGTTCTCTGTCCTCTGCCCGGGCCTGTTTGAAGGCCTCTGAGCTGCGGTAGGCCCTTCTGGGGTCGTTGCTCAGGGGCAGGACCCGGCTGGTGCCGGGGTAAAAGGCCATCTGGCACTCCCCCGTGGGGCCGTGGCGGTTTTTGGCCACCAGCACGTTCAGCTCCTCCGGGGCGTAGGGGTCCCGGTCCCCCGGACCCTCGTAATACTCGGGCCGCAGCAGGAAGATCACCCCGTCGGCGTCCTGCTCAATGGCCCCCGTATCCCGCAGGTCAGACAGCTGGGGCCGGTGGTCCTGGCGGGCCTCGCTCTCCCGGTTCAGCTGGGCCAGGGTGAGCACGGGCACCCGGAACCGCCGGGCCATGGTCTTGATGGCCCCGGATATCTCCGTGGTGTAGTCATACCGGCTGCTCAGCCGCCCCCGCTCCCCGGGGGACACCTTGCCCAGATAGTCAATGACGATGAGGGCCAGCCCCGGGACCTTCCGGGCCAGGGTCTCCATCTCCGCCACGGTGGCGCTGGCCTTCTGATTGACGTACAGGGGCAGCTCGTTCAGCACGTCGGCGGCCTGGGCCACTTTGGTGTATTCCGCATCCGTCAGGCGCTGCATCAGCAGCTTGTTTCCCGGCACGCCGCTCTCCCGGGCGGCGCGCTTGGCCTCCAGCTGCTCCACGTCCATCTCCAGGGAGATAAACAGCACCGGCCCTGTCCGCTTGGCCACCCGGTCCGCGATGTTCATGGCCAGGGTGGTCTTGCCCATGCCCGGGCGGGCGGCCAAGACATACATGCCGCTTGCCAGCATCCCGCCTCCCAGCACGTTGTCCAGGTCCCGGTAGCCCGTGGGCACAAAGCCCTTTCCCTCCCCCCGGTCCACCGTCTCCCGGTGCCGGTAGAAGCGGAGCATTCCCTCCTGGGGGCCGATGAGCTCCCGCTCTGTCCCCTGCTGTTCCAGCTGCTCCAGGGTCCGGGCCGTCTCCTCCAGGATGTCCTGGGGCCGGGCCTGCTGGTCCAGCCGCTCCAGACAGCGGCCCGCCAGGTCCCGAATGCCCCGGGCCACGGCGTTCTCCCGGGTCAGCCGGGCGTATTCCTCCACATTGGCCGCCGTGGGGGTGGCGTCCATCAGCTGCATGATGTACTCGTTGGACACGGACCCGCCCATGCGCCGGACCTCCTGGCCCAGCAGCACCGGGTCGGCGGGCTTTCCCGCCCGGGTCAGGGCCAGGGCCGCCTGGAACAGCTGCCGGTTGGCCTCCAGGCCAAAGTCCCCCGGGCTCAGGATGCCGGCGGCCACCGGCAGGCACTCCGGGGAGATCAGGATGGACCCGATCACGGCGTTCTCCGCCTCAAGTGGTCTGAGCGTCGTCAAAGATCACAACCTCCTCCCCGTCGATGATCTCCGTGTGGAAGGGCCGCTGCTGGCGGGGCCTGTCCGGTCTGGCGGAGGGGGCGGGCTTGTCCTCGTCCTCCCACCGCCTGCCGTTGAGCCAGGTGGAGGCCATGGGGATATACCGCCCTCCGTCCTTCTGCCAGTCCGCCGAGGCCAGGGCCCGTTTCAGCCCCAGGCCCATCTGCCGCAGCAGGGCGTCGTCCGGCTTGAGCTTGTCCCACGCGACAGCGGCCCGCTTCTTCGCCTTCCCGTTTGGATAGGCTGCCCAAAAGGCCGCAAAGCGCTCCGGCTTCCAGGTGGGCACCGAGGGCTTGTCCTGTGCTTTTTTCCTTCGGGCACGTCCCCCCGTGGGGGGACTATAGGGGGGAATATCTTCTAGTCTATCTATCTTCTTATGTTCCGTCGGGAAAACCGTCAACGGTTTTTCCCGCTGACGGCTCAGACCGTCATCGGTGTTTTCCGACAACGGTTCCCGCTCCTGTGCACCGTTGTCGGGTTTCCCGGACAACGGTGCAGGCGCACTAATTTCCCCAGCGCTGCCGTTTTCTTCGGCCATGGGTGCCTCGTCCTGGAGGATGTACAGGTTGCCCGTGAACTTGCCCCCGGCGTCGTGGGCCTGCTCCCGGACCAGATAGCCCACCCGCTCCAGCTCCCCTAGCATCCGGCGCAGCCGGTCCTTGCCGCATCCGGCCTGTTTGGCCAGGCCGGACACGGTATACTGCCAGTTCTCGGGCAGGGAGGCCATCAGGACGAACAGGCCCCGGGTCTCCAAGCTCAGCCGCCCGTCCTGGGCCACCTCCCGGTAGACGGTGACAAACGGCTTCCGCCGCAGAAAGCGAATTTTACTCTCCATCAGGTTCCCCCCTTGTCTTTCTCTCCGGGATGTGGTATCATGTCCTTGTTGTTAGGTTCCCTGTCGGCGCTGTCCTGCGTCGGCGGGGGATTTTTTTGCTTTCTGGGCCCTCCACGGGTCACGCGCACCATCCCCAGGCCGATGACTTCGGCCATGGTCAGCTGAACCGTGTCCTGGTCCACCACCAGCACGGGGCAACCCGCCACCCCGGTATAATAGGCCCGGTGGGGTTCCCCATCCGGGCCTTCCCACATCAAAAAGAAGCCGTGCCCCACGTTGGAGAACATCAGTTCCCGGTTCCGGGGCAGCGTATAGCCCCGCTTGCGCAGCAGCCGGGCGAAGCTGGTCCGGGTGGCTTTGGGGAAGATCGCCATCAGCACGTCTCCTCCAGCTGCTCCCCCAGGGGCCGCGACAGATACTCCTCCTGGCGCTTATGGTTCACCAGCACCTCCAGCACCTGCGCTTTTTTCGCAACGTCCAGCGTCTCATCCCGGAGCACCGAGAGGATCGCGCACTTGTAGCACTCTGCCAAACTCATCGTTCTCTCCTCCTTGCCAAACTCACCAGGCCGTCTCTACCACCGCAAAGGCGGTACACATACCCAGCAGGAAAATCAGGGTCAAAAACCCGCACACAGCCACAATGGCCCAAAACTCCGCCCATCTGGCGGCCCGCTCCCGACGGGTCCGCTGTCTCTTTCGTTCTGTCATGCTCTCTCGCCTCTCTCTTACTTTTTCCGATACGCCGCCATCAGCAGGTCGGCGGCGGCCTTCTCGATGATCTTCATCCGCCGGGCCCGCTCCTCCTCCGTCAGGATCGGGCGGCGCACCCGCACAATGGCACCGGGATAGTAATAGACCTTCTCCTCGCCATACACGTCGTTACACTTGCGTCCCATACGATCAACTCCTTTTCTATTTTCGCCCCGCCCAAAGGCGCGGGCCTGACCTGATGTAACACTATGCCCCTGCGGCCTGTCCTCATGTTCCCTGCGGCAGGTCAAAATTCGCCCCTCATAATAGCCGCGCAAAGGCCCTTTTGTTGCACGTTTGCGGGCAACTTGGGGGTTATCCACCTTGCCGCACTCTATTGTCCATGCTAGAATGTGATTTCAGAAAGGAAGTGCATTCTTTTGAAACTGAATCCAGACTGTGTCCGCGACATTCTGCTGGTCGTAGAAGATGAAACTACCGCAACCCATAAAGCCGCGTATCCGTCTAAACCGTTTGAAACCTTGGATACCAAATACTCTGAGGAAGTAGTCCTTTACCACGTCGTCCAGTGTATAGAAGCCGGATATTTCCGCGACGCGCAAAATTGTGGCCGCATGGGTCTTCTGATTCCAGACCTCTCCCCCGATGGACACAGCTTTCTAGCAAATGTCCGCAAAGACACCATTTGGAGCGGCGTCAAAGTCATTGCAGAAAAAGTCGGTGCAAATTCTATGACTGCCGTTACACAAATTGCAAGCAATGTGATTTCCGAGCTTATCAAGGCTCAGTTCGGGCTTCGCTGACTGCGGTTCACCGCACATGCAGCAGCTTCTTCCACGCGTACATGCAGCACTCCTGCATCTCTTCGTCCGTCGGCTGCTGATATCCCTTGTCCACCATGTACTTCACCAGCGCCGCACAGGCAACCCAGCGCACCAGCCAACCAATCGCACAAACACCCGCCAGCGCAGCCAAAATAATGTAACCAAGCATCCCCTCACCCCCTTCCAATCAGCCGTTCCACTCTGACCTCCAGCGCTCCGGCCAGGGCCAGGCCCACCGGGAGCGATGGGTTTTTGGTCCCCCGTTCGATCTGGCACAGCATCGCCTGGGAGATCCCCGCCTCTTGGGCCAGCTGGCGCTGGCTGAAGCCTTTCGCCTCCCGCAGCTGCTTGATGTTGTCTCCAACACCCAT